TTAGTAGAACCTTGTACAGCAATTGATCCTTGCTGAGATCCTAATGACATTCCTGCATGATTATAACAAGCATAATATAATGTATCTGGTGCATCATTTGGAATTTGATATTGAACAAATCTTGATATCGCATTATCAAATCCGGCAACATATGCGGCTAGTGTAGGAACAATTTTTGAATCGAGAACGTATGTTACATTAACTCCTTCGTCTTCATATGGTACTCCACCACCTAAAATTCCATCTAATATTTTTGACAAGTATAAAGGATGTGTGTTATTACTTCTATCAGATTGATTAAACACATATGTGGCACCTCTTTCAAATGTTAAACTATCTGTTAAGGTATCATTAATATAATATTTGTTTGCTCCGTTAAAAACTCTTACATCTACTTTAAATGTTTGATTTGAACTTGAAACATCTGGACCGTCGATTGCACCCGACGTATGGTCAGCAGTAGCAAGATAAAGATAACCATTGTTTCTAACCATGTCTCCGATTTTATAATCGGTTGCAATAGTCCAATTACCTCTTAAATTGTACCATTCTCCCATTAATGCCCAAGATAGTGCATCTGTTGGAGGTTCAATACCAGTGCTAAATTTTAATGCACGGTAAGAATATCCGCCGTGTACTACAATGTCACCTGTTTGATATGTTAATCCTGAATTCCATGTGTTATCAAAACCAATTCCTGGAATATATTCTTCAAATAATTGTTCATTAAATGCCGATGCCGCAGTATGTGTCTGTGTACATCTATAAACAGATTGACCGTGTTTGACTAAATCTCCTAGATAATATCGTGTGCCTGCACTGTAAACGCTTCTAAACTGAACGCCTTCAAGCACCACACTCCAGTTGCTAAGATCTTGTTCTAGTCCTCCTGGCTCTTGTTGACTAACAAACACTTCTCCTGGAGCGGAAGTATGACCTGTTACACATCTATAAACATAGCCGCCATATCTAACTATATCTTTTTCTCTGTATCGCGTGTCTACTTGCCAATAATCTGCCCAGTCATCTGTCTTATCAACAACGTCCCAAAATCCTAATCCGGCCGCTTCTAATCCTAGTGCAATGTCGGCAGAGTCATGTTCAAATTTACATCTATATAAAACACCGTTGTATCTGACCAAATCTCCCACAATGTAAGAAGTTTCAGCGGTCCAATCACCTCTCCAACGAGCACCTCTAGTATGTGTTGTCCAATATTGTGCATTTCTTTCAAAACCAAATGCAACATCTTTTAATGCAATGTGACCTTGAATACATCTGTAAACTTGTCCGCCTCTGTTGACTAAATCGTTTAAAATATATTCTGATGGAACAAAAGGAGTTCTAACAGAACCACTTGAAATATATTGAGTGAATGTTGTTCCGTCAACCGTTACTGTTACATCGCTGTTTGAATAAAGTTGTAAAGTGTTTGCACCTAATGGATTAACGTAATATGTATTACCATTAAGTTGAGTCATTCCGTTAACACCGGTAACAACTATTTCTTGACCTTTTATAAAATTATGTGGTGCATTGGTAGTGATAACAACAGGATTGGCTCTTGTTGCCGCAACTAAACCAAAAGTATCATCACCTTCTGATTCTTGCCAGTTGCCTCTCCAACGGTAACCTTCACTCATCAACTCCCATTTTGTTAATTGAGGGTCACCTGTAATACTTAATTGTAAAACTGCTCCATCTGGATCAACAGTTTCAATAGTAACTCTTGCATCATTAACACCATTAACACCTCCTAATTGACTTCCTGTTATTGTGAAAGCAATTTTTGGAATATATGCAATACCTGGTTCTTTAATTGCAACAGTATATCTATTACCTGATCTAGTAACTGTAAATTCTAAATTTGATCCTGGGTTATTTGCTACACCATCAGGTAAAACTGTTACCAATGTAAATTCAGCGTCAGTATTATTTGCCGCTGTATATGGTGCAGGATAAGTGTAATCATAAAGATAATCTGTGAAGAAATTATCCGATGATGTGTGTGCTGTTGTACAATAGTATACTCTACCACCCGAAACAACAATATCGTCTAGTCTATAGGCAGTCGTAGGAGACCAAACTCCTTGGAAAGTATACGTAAATCTATCTAGTTTAAATTCAGCCATTATCTCTTACCCTTGTATTTAACTTCCATAGTTATAAGGTTGATTTAATCTTGCAACTAACTCACCTTCGTCATTAATATAATAATTAATTTTTCTGTTATCCCATCTAAACTGTTCATAATTTAAGTTTGCAAACACTTTATTATGATTAACATCTCTACCTTCAAAAAAGTCTTGTCCAACAGCAAATCCATCATAGTTGTCTTCTTGGTTTCCTGGAATATTAATTGTAATAGCATCGGTTTGACTTAATTGATCTAACACTGCTAAAAATACTTCACCGTCGTTGTTTCTACGAATGCCGTAAAAATAACGTTCTCCCATTTGACTTGTTAAGTCTGATGAGTTTGATCCTATATATTGTGTCATTTATATCCCCTTATACCTGTTCAACAAAACTTATTACAGCATCCATCGAATCAGACCAACTAGATTGAATACTCAATCTATGATACTGATCTAAAATTAATTTTTCTCCACCGTTCAATGCTCTCAAACTTGTGTTTGGTGGAATTGGTACATCTTTAATATAATTTGCAGTAACACTACCTTCATCCGAAATTAACACAGTTGCTAACACAGTTGAATCAGTAATATTAGTCAAACTAATTCCTAACACAATGTTCTTTTTATTTTGACCAACTTGAAACACCTCGATCGGTTTTGTTCCTACGTCTTTTATAATTGCATTTCTAAATATCGTTGCCATTTTTCTTTATCCAAATATTAAAGCGTTAATGATGGACAAATCTTCCGCTTCCTGTAATGTTGCACCACCACCTGCACCAACAACTGAACCCCAAGTTGTTCCTGTCCAAATTTCTAATCTACCCAACCCAGTGTTGTAGCGTAAAAGTCCTGTATCTGGTGATCCTACCGGTCTATCATTAATATCACCTGTTGGAACTTTAATACCGTACGATCCAGCAAAACTTACCCACCCTTCACCGTTTGGTACATCAAAAGTAGTTCTTCCGTTGGTCTCTACATTAGTTATCGTATTTGTTGCTTGATCTATCTCTAAATCACCAATAATTACCTTACCAGTACCATTAGGAGTTATTGTTAAATTAGCATCTGTTCCTTCTGTGCTAATAACATCTGTATGCACTCTAGGTGTGTTAAATCTAGTACCATTTAAATCTGCACGTACTGTTCCTGCAATGTAACTTCTAATAGTGTCGTCATTTGCACCCTGAGTTAATTCAGCGGTCATGTATGTGTTTTGATCTTGGTCAATAATAATACCTTTACTACCACCAAGCACGTTCCAGAACGCACCGTCATAACCTTCAAAGTTTAAACTGTTTGTATTAAAACGAACCATACCCGGTTGAGGTGTATTAGGTCTTTGTCCTGTTGTACCTCTAGCAATTCTTATTGCATTAGTATCAGGAAAATCTACATATCCTGTACCGTGTGCAAAAAGTTCTAGGGTGTTATCATCTTGATAAGTTTGTAAAGAGTTATTAACTAATCTTACCAAGTCAACTTCAAATTGTGTTGTGCTAAATTTATCTTTATCAATTGTTGCTACTAAGTTTCCTTGTGCATAAAATTTAATTTCATCTTCATCAGCACCTAAGAAAGATTCTAAAACAATTTTAGTATCTTTATCTTTATCGGTTATTTCTGCAATACCGCCTGTAATTTGTGCATCACCTGTGATAGTTGTTTTATTATCACCGATTGGATCAATAATTATATCACCTTCTGTGCTTGAAAATGTATTTCCAGAAAGTCTTAAATTTCCTGTTTCAACTTTTACAGGATTAATTATTGTAGTGTTTGCACCATCTGTAAATTGAATACCTAAGGATGATAAAATTTCAGTAGCGGGTGCGGCAAATACAACGTTACCTGTATCTTGATCAACCTTAAATGAATTACCAACTCTAAAATCTCCTCGGCTATCAACTGATGTAAAGAATACTCTACCGCCGTTCAATTCGTTGACTTCATTTGTTTGAATTACATTAGAAAGATTATTTGTTAAATCATAACCAACTCCAATGTATCCAAAATTTTGTGACATAAGTCGTAGACTTACGTCCGGACCATCAGCAGTTACACCTCTAATACCATAAACACAAGCACTACCGTTTGATCTCATTTCAGCGGCAAATTCTTGTCTACTGTATCTTATTATTCCTGTTGCCGTTGTTCCTGAATTTCCGCCTATAATAGATCCGCCCGACCCTGGAGTTAAATCTTGTTCATTAAGGTCATCATATTTTCCGTCGATATAAACTGTATTTCCGTCACCACTTACACTGTCAACAGTAAAGTTAAATGTAGATGATCCATCTGACGATGTTACAGTAATTGTTTCCCCAACTTGCCATCCACTTCCACTAACTCCGCTAAATGTTATCCAAGTTTTTCCGTCACCACCTCTTCCAACTGTTCCTGTTTGTGCAAGAATACCATCAGCACAAAAATAAGTGAAACAGTTTAACCATTCAACCCTAATACCATTGGTCATTAATAGACCAATTTGGTTGGGTGAAAAAATTGTTACTTCATTACAAAGTAATGCGGCTTCGATCGAACTTCTTGAAATATATTGTCCATCTGCTTTAATACCTCTACCAGCATCGCCGGCAACATATCCATACGGATCAGAACTTGAAGTTGTTGAGCCTTTGTTTAATACTGTTATGTTATAAAGGTATGGAGATCTTAATGCAACGGTTGTTCCGGCAGGGTTAAATGCAAATGCATAACCTGTATCGTTACCGCTGTTATAAAACATATCTTTAACAGTAAGATCTTGTATTACAACACCTTCAGCAAGATAAAAACCATCTAAATCGTTTGTACCAACAGTTGGTTTAATTGATGTTGCTCTAATACCTGCACCAACTATTGTAACACCTGCTGGAACAGTTAATGGAAATATTTCAGTAAATTCTCCTGCGGAAATTTTAATAACATCTCCGTTTGTTGCAACAGATAATGCGTGTTTAATTGTAGCAAATGCACTGTCAACGCTAGTACCTTCTTCGGTATCATCACCATTCGTTGTTACGTGCCAAGTATTGCCTTCTTCATTTAATAATAGATTATTAATTCTAACTTTACCTGTACCGTTTGCACGAATTACCAAGTCTTCGTTAGAGTTAATTGTTTGAATTACATTGTCACCTAATTGTATTGTTCCAATGTTTGCATAATTTGAATCTAATGCTTTCCAACGTTTGCTAGGAGAACCTAATCTATATGTATCACTTACATCAGGTAAAATGTCTGATATAATGTCTGCATTAAATTTAACAGTATCAGTGTTTGTATCACCTAAATTAATATTTCCGCCAGCAGTAATATTTCCTGTTGCGTATAAGTTACCAGTAACGTTTGTGTTACCTACTAATTCAATAGTACCTGTTCCGTTTGGACGTAACTCAATAGGTGCATTAGAATCTAATGTCGTAATATAGTTGTCATTTAATTCTAATGAATCTACATGAATTTTTGAATGATAAATTACAGGGTCGTTACCTGCTGGAATAAGTGAAATGGTACTTAGGCTAGAACGAATTTCGTTCCCTTGCATTTCTAAGTTACCTATTTGTAATAAACCTTGTGTTGGATTTTGATTGGCCGGACCAACTTGTAAATTGTCTGTATAAATTTTACCCGCTACTTGAAAATCATGTGTAGGAGAAGTAGTCTTGATTCCAACTCTACCGTTGTTAACATCTAGATATAATAAGTCTGTTTCGAAAGCCAAATCCACACCATTACGTATGAGATTTGCCTTAAGCAACGGACCCGAAATACGACCGACGGCCATTGTTTATTCTCCTTTAAGCGGGCATCCTGTGCCTCTAACCACCTTACATAGCGGGTTAACCACTGTTTGTACTTGCAACAAAATGGTCGTTATTATTGCAATTAATGTTATTTAGTCTGTTTTGGAAAAAGGATTGAGATAGATATTAATTAACTTAATATACTACCGTCGTAACCGTGTATAACTGTTACGTCTTTGCCGAATGGCACTGGAGAATCAAAGCGTACACTTTTATTACCTGATCCTTGCACAAGTGTATAGTTAACATCAGGAATCTGTACAACGTTTTCAACTAGTACTAGAATATTTCCTGCTTCTAATGGAGTAGGATTTAAAGGACCAAAGTCTGTTATACTTGCATCACCTGTTCCTAAGTTTTGAACTATAATTTTGCCTGGTCTATTTGTTCTAATTTGTTCCCAAGCATTATCAACATAAACTTCTAGTTCATTTAGTGTTGTATTATATCTAAGAGTTCCATTAACAGGTGCCGAAGATCGATCTTCTGTAGTTCCCGAACCTAATGTTAATCCTGATTTGGATCCTTCAAAAGATACCACACCGTTAATGTCAACAAATACACTTTTGTCAACAATAAATTTACTTTTAAGTAGTGCTTGTTTTACAAATCTCATTGTATTACACCTGTATAGTTGAAATCATAAAACTAATTGTTGCTGGTGATGTTGTCTGGGCCATAACACGATCACCTGCGTCTAATACAATTCGTTCTGAATCCATTATAAATGTTTCGCCTGCAGGAACACTCACATTGTGTAATATTTTGTTTGAATCGTTTGCTGAGTCACCGTTTTTTACAATATGCAAATTTAAAAATGTATCAGCATCAGTTAAAACTAAACCTCCGCTAGGAATATTGTCAGTATCAGCATAGTTACAAAAAATCATGGTGGTCACAGCATTACTTCCACTGCTAGTATACAGTGTAGTAAATGTTGCATCTATAAATCCATTTGCTATTGCCATCTTTTATCCTAAAATAATATACTCATTAGTAACGCTTTTTTCTTACTTACAAGTTCGTCTCTTGTACTAGATGTATTTACAAAAAATAGTCCAGAACCACCCACATCTTCGGATTGGACATACAGTTTAATTCTACCAGAATCAGCACTTGGAGGAGCAGGAGTTACAGTTCCTACCAATGATAATACGTCATTTACCACTACTTCTGCTGATCCGTTTGATTCTAAAAATAGGGTGCTGTTTGAATTTGATGGTCTAATAGTTGTTCCGTCAATTTCTAAGTCACCTAATTGAATTTCTTGGTTAGTAAGTTCAAATCGAACCACTCCGTCGACTTCTGCAAATACCCTACTACGTGCATCACCGCTTTGTACATCTTGTGTTTCAACTTTAGTGTTATCACTTCTAATTAATGGAATTTGTACACCACCTGAAATCGCATCGTCAACATATTTTTTATTAACTAAATCGTCATCTTCTAAATTTAATTCATAATCTGTTGTACCACGGATACTTACTTTGGCGTTAGGTGCTTTTGTTCCTAGTAAAACTAAATCTTCACCTGTTGTATTAATTTGATGTGCTTGTATCGATCCTAATGCAGTTCCTACCTTAAACTTAAAAATTCCTGTTCCTGTTGCACCGCCTGGCATAATATAAGTGTCAGTATCGTCAAACAATAGTGTAGCATCATCGCCGGTACCTCTATCAATCTGGATACCTGCAGAACCTAGCGTTACTCCATTACCGGATTCGCCTTGGTTTAGAACAATAATGTTATCTTTAATTGTTAAATTTTCTGAACTAACAGTTGATGTGTTACCAAGTACCGTTAAGTCACCAGTAACAACTACACTACCAGTTTCATTACCAGTGTTTAGTGTTATAGTTCCGTTAGATACTGTTTCGATTGCGTAATCGCCGGCAACTCTTAATACATCTTTAGCCATTTATAGGATCCTTTGTGTTAACACACTTATTTAGTCAAGAGAAAAGGGTAAAGCGAACTTTACCCTTTCCTAGAAACAACTAAAATTATATTGCTGTTAAGCGTAGAATTGTTGTTGTTGAGTCGTCTTGTACAGACCATGTGTATTTGTTATTATCCCAATCATAAGCAAGTCTGCTTGTGATTTTTCTTAAATTTACAGCATTCATTCCTGATGTAAATCCTTGGATAATCATTTCGTCAGCACCTAAAGATCCAATTGCTTTGTTTACTAAAGTACAAACTCCAGTATTCGCACCAACTGTAACTTTAAATTTAGACGAACTTCTTTGATTTACGATAAATCCTTCGCCTTCAGCATTAGCACCAATTTGTGCATATGTACCGATGGACTGATCGTTAGTACCACTTCTTGCACCGAAGTATCTTTTATTAATAGGTCTTCCCATTTGTTTTCTCCTTATATTGACGTTCTAGGTCTACGCTGTGGGTACAGCATAAGTCCAACTTCTGTTGGCCCTTTAACGTAAATGTATTTAGTCTGTTCTAGAAAACAAGTGCATAAGATGTACATTAGCAAAGTCTTTAATTGCACGATTTATTTCTTTGCATTTTTCTTTATGTTTTATTACATAAGAATCTCTATGTGTAGTTCTAATCTTCATTTCAATATCAGAAAGTTTTCTTATTTCAGAACCCATACTTGCACAAAACTTAACAACATCAAAACTAAACTCTGGTGCTGATTTAGATAATTGTCGTATTTGGCTTTCTACTGCTTGCCAATCTAACGAATGTTTAATTTCTTTAATGTCCATATAGATATTTAACAAACGTTTGGTCGTAAAAAAAGGGCGAACCTTTCGATCCGCCCTTTTAAAGTTACTTAACTCTGCTCTCTATTATGAGAATGATACGTTAGCAGAAGTGATTGACACTTTGCCTAAGTAATCAGCCGCATTACCAAGAGATGATGCAGTGTTGTTCAGTTCAATGTAACCGTAACGTGTCATAAAGCCAACTACTGGTTCAAAAGTAGCAGGATCTAGTACAACGCCTGATGACATTAAAGGAATGTATGGGCAGTAGAATGCCGCCGCATCAGCCTCTGAAGAACCTTTGTATCCAACAAGTACTTGATTGTCATCAGCACCTGTGTCAGCCAAGTAAGCGTCAACGAACACTTTCATTGCACCGTTTAATGTACCAACAAACTTAGTGTTAGTAGGTGCTTCGAAAGTACCTTCTGTTGTTCTTGCAAACGCAGAAGTAGTCGCAGATTGTAGGATAGTCAATGCTTGGTTTGAAACCACAGCAAAGTTACCTGCACCACGTCTTGTTCTTTGAGCGATCTTGTTAGCAGTTCTGTTGATTTGAACAGCCAAAGCCGCGTGTTCGTCACCAACAAAAGTAGCAGTACCAGATACAGCCGCTTGGTTGTAAGTTTCTTCAACTGAAGCAAGTGATCTTAATGAAGCAAGAATTTCTTGGTCGATCTCAGAAGTAATTTCCTGAGCAAGAGCGGCCATAATTTCTGCTTCGATATCAATGCCTTGTTGTGCTTGAGCGTCTTGAGCCGCTTCAAAAGTCCAACGAGCAGATAGTTTACGAGTTTTCGCCTCTACTGCTTGTTTTAAAATTTGAATGCTCAATTTTTTACCAGGTGTACCTTCTAACGTTGCAGTCGCATCTGCTTTGTTAGTTGAAGCGTTACCTGAATAGCCTTCAGCAATTTTGAAAGGTGATAGTGCTTCTTCGCCTGCTGTTGCAGAATCGAAAGTTTCAGCATATCTTACTCTCAATGTGTGGATTTGACCCACTGGTCCAGTCATAGGCTGTACACCAACGATTTCGTTAGCAATTACAGTTGGCATTACCCTTCTAATAACTGGTAGGATGACTCTGTTTAGAGTTGCTACGTTACCGGCACTAGTTGCACCACTTGAAGCCGCCTCAGCGAGATACTTGCGAGTGTTCTCGAGAGTGACATCCATGACGCTTTTCTTATGGCCTTGTAGACCCTCTAAGAGAGCGGTCTTAGTTTCGGACCAATTTTCTTTTAGTATGTCTGACATTTTCTGTCTCTCCTTTTAGTTTAATCCCGCTAATCTGCGGAGTTCAATTAAATTTGACTTTTCTTCTGTTACGATTGTGCTTTCCTTATTGCCTGTTACTTCAGACCCTTCGGTTAACGCAACACGTTTTGCTTTAATAGATGTTTTATCATCCATTACCGCTGGAAGGTATTTGTCAAATGCTGTATGCAACTTTTCAGTTGACACAGACTCCAATAGTTCGGACATGATTTCTCTCTTGTCTTTCCCTAGTGGCGTTAACAACTCAGTCATCACTGCAACACGTTTTGCTTCGTCTTTGGCTTTTGCAATTTCTTGCTCCTTAGACTCTACTAAATGTTGCTTCTCTGTGACCATTTTCTTAGCCTCTGCTAACTCTTCTTCTTTACTTGCAACTACTTTCATTAACTTCGCAGTTTCTGATTTTTCGTTTAAGTATGAAGATGAATATTCATTAGCAAATGCTTCGAATAGTTTTCTTCCAAAATGGTTCTCTCTAGCACCCTTGATGTCTTCTTTCAATTGTGTGATTTCCTCTGCTAATTTTTTGTTAACAGACTCTTGAACTATTTTAGCCGATTTCTCTATGAAGCGTTGTTTTACTTCATCTAGTTTTACTTTGGCTTCTTTTACAAGTTTTACCTTGGTTTCTGCCAAATCTTTTTTGTCTTCTGCAAACTCTGTGATTTCTTTTGCGAGTTGCTTAACAACAAAGTCTTCAAGTTTTGCAAAGTTTTCTGAAACTTTTTTACGGTCTTCATTAACTTCTGCAATTTCTTTTGTCAATTGTTTAAGAACGAATTCTTTTAACAAATTAGAATGTTCACTTACTTGCTTCTTATATTGGACTCTTGCTTCAGCAAGTGCCTTTTTATCTTCGGCAAATTCAGCGATTTCTGATGACAATTTCTCGGAGACCATGCGATCAAGTGCTTCGACCATGTTTTGCTTATCATGTTCGTAGCGTTTCGCAAACTCCTCACGAAGTTCAGCAGTAACACTGTTTTTGTTCTCTTTAACTTTTTCGTTCCATGCTTCCTCTAGAGAAGATCTTACTTCCTCACTTAGGATGCCTGTTTCAAAAAGTTTATTAAAAACATCACTCATTGGCTTCTCCTTATTGTTACTGCAAGCCTTTTATGACTCGTAGTATCTGTTCTTTGAGATACTTTTGTGCCTTTTGATCATTGCTGATCTCATGCACCGACCTCATCGCACTATAACCACCTCTAGTATTCATGATGTGTTCATAGATTGGTGTAGGGTAGGCTCCCGGTGCACTAGGTTGTGCTACCACATCAACTGTGATAATTTCGAAATCGCTAACGTGACCATCGCCTTCGTTAACATTTCCACTTCCTCTGCTGGATACACCTAATTTAACTCCGCTTTCCAGCATTGTTTTTACCAAGTTACCCATAGGAGTAGGCAAGATTTTCATCTTGCCGTACCCATTAGGACCATCCATCCACATATCTGTAATCATGTGGCTAACTCTGTCCAAGTTTACTTTCAAATCATCTGGGTGATCTACTTCACCAAGAACCGAATAACCACCGTCAATTTGATCTTTTAGAGTCGATACAGCGTTGCCTATCTCGGAGACAGGGTAGATTCGCTGGTTAGCGTTTTTCACACCACCCTGAATACAGATGCCTTTTAGGTAAAGAGATTTTTTGTCCCCTTCACCTGATGACTCTAACGTGACCTTTGCTTGATCAAACGTTAAGTGTTCTCTTAAGTATAAAGATGCCATTTATGGCTTCCTCCTTAATAAATTATTCAGCACTTTTTACAGATGCTTTTTTAAAAGTGTCGCCTGCTTTTGAACCTGGTTCATTCTCGAAAGATTTTCCCATGTCTTTTGGCTTAACGGCACTACCGCCCTTTTCTTCACCACCTTGTGCAATGTTTTTACCATCAGCACCACCTTCAGTTCCGCCTTTCGATGCTACTGGAGATTGGGTGTTATCAGCACCTTCTGAATTTTTAGGAGCAGAGACTTTTTCAACATATTCTCTCATAGTCTCGCCAGCGGATTTATCTTGTTTTGCTCCTTCCATTGGAATTTCTTCCCCTGTCAGTTCGGCCATCGCTGATTCTTTTTCGCTCTCGTCGTCCATGTTATCCATGTCGTCCATATCGTCTTCAGCACCTTCTTCGCCTTCGTCGTCGGCTTTATCACCAACCATAGAGTCGAATTCTGCTTTTAACTCATCAAGAGCATCTTCTAAGTCAACTACACGGTCTTCTAGATCTTCATGATCTTCTTCATGATCGTCTGTTTTACCGTCATCATTGTAATCAGTGTCTGCTTCAACATCTGACATCATGTCGTCTGCGGCATCTCCACCAATTTCTTCAATTGACTCTTCGTTATTTTCTGAAACTTCTTCGTCTGTTTCTTCGTCTGTTGCTTCTTCAACTGACTCTTCGTCTTCATCAGTTGCTTCTTCAACTGAATCTTCATCTGATTTAGCAGTTTCATCTACTGCTTCATCTTCCTTAGATTCATCAGTTGCTTCTTCTACAGCATCTTCTTCTGATTCTTCAGTAGACTCAATAAGTCCCTGATAGATTTCTTTAGACTTTTCTACAACGATATCATGGAAAAGTTCTTCTGCTTTTTCCTTATCTTCGTTTACTAGCAAGTCCAATAATTGTTCAAATTTTGCATTATCTGACATTGTTTTTCTCCTTTATGTTTGTTTATTAGGCAAGGCTGTCAATACATATTTACAAAAAAACCAGTTTTACCGACTAAAATAGGTAAAAATTCGCTTTTTTGACTATTCTTGGTCAAAAACTTGCTTTTCAAACTGTTCATATGTAATAACTTTATAGTTATTGTGGTTATTTAATATAGTAGGGTTAAAATCACCGTCTTTCGTGACCCTATAAAACGTTATATCGCTGTGTTCTTTAATAACTGATTCTGACTGTCTTAGCCAATTACCGTAATATGTAGCAGGTTCTACGCTTTTTTTATAGTTAGGAGTGTCTGAATATATGTTATTAACACGTTTACCGTCAAATAAACCCTGGTAATCAAAGCCTAAAATATATAATTCTTGGTACCAATCTGTAGCCGCTTTCCACAGTGCAGTAGGTCCACTACTCCATCCTTTATTAGGATTAAAATAATGTAGTTGTGAATATTTTTCGTAGGCTTTATTAAAGTTGGTCCATACTTGCCCATCTAGATGATAGTTATTAGCCACAATTTCGTGTACCATTTTAGGATCAACAGCAATTAGAAAGTCAGGAGCAAACGTTCTGTACACAGCATTACAGGCATAGATTTTACCTTTACCAACTAATCGTTGTAAATCAAAATCTTTTCGTGAAGTACCGTTACCTATGACAAACGCTTTGCTCATAGTGTTATTTAAAAAAAGTAGATTATGCTATTGCGGCTTCTGGTGCAGGCTGGCCGTACATTAATTTAATGAAGTCTAATTCTTTTACCTGCTCTAATTCACGTGCTTCTGCTGTGCGTCTTATAGTATTAATTTGACTTAATGTAAGACGTGTTTTTCTTGTGTCGTCAGCGTGTACCACTGAAATATCTCTTTCAGCATCGTAACGCTTGTCGTCTTCGAAGTTTTTACCGTCTTTATTAAAATAAAAAAATTCTTGTAATAGCATGAAAGTATTTATACTCCTGTAGGCTCTGTACCGCCGGTAGGCTCTTCGCCAGGTGCTGGTTCAGGTGGTTCAGGTGATTCTGCTCCAGGTTCGGTTGAACCTAGTGTATCAAGATCAGTTTGCATACCGCCAGGGGTTACTCCAACTCCTCGCATCTGCTGTTGTGATCCTACATTATCAATTACTTCTCCTGAATTTTCTTCACGCCACATAGTTTCGTTTTCTGCAATTTCTTCTGCACTTAAACCTAAGAAACGTTTTAATGCAAAACGTTTGCTAACATAAGGAACTTCTTGCAGTGATGCAAAAGTGTTTACCCTAGCATTATCCATTTCACTTTGTCTATATGCGGCAAAGTTTTGTGGCGGATTCATTTGTAAGTCAAATAGATTGTTATCAATGTTAACGCCTTTTGCGTTTAGATACATTTTAAATTCTCTATCAAATATATGACTTATTAAACTTTGTAATCTTGTGCAATACTTGTTAAATCTTAACTCTTGAATGTATGCTGTACCAACTCTACCATCATTATATTGTGCCGCACTGTCGTCAGCACCTGTTGGCAAATATGAACTTGGAATACGCAACCCTCTAAACAACTTATTAGTAAAGTATTTTAAGTCATCAATTTCGCCTAGGTTAGTACCACCAGGTAATGTTTCAACTTTAGATCCACGTCCTTCTGCTGTTTGTGGGAAGAAGTAGTCCTCATTGATTGACATTGGGTTATAAGTTGCGTCCACATAGTTAACACCACCTGACGTGCTTGGAA